AGCGTATGGTCAACCTGACAACTCGGTGTCCTCAACGGGGAAGGAATAACCCCGCCATACTTACCGCCGCGCCATTTTGCGGGTTGCCACAACCGGAAGCGCACGGTCGAATTAAATTTAACGACACCGTACAGTGAGACGAACTTCGCTGTGCGCTTTCGTGTTGTGTGCCTGCTTTTAACCACGTCAGGCGAGGTGGTATCCTTAAAATCACCACAGTTTTAAGGATTCATTAAGCAATGTCGCAACCACCAATAAATCCGCTTAAGAACATGAAAATTGATTACTGGTATAAAGCGCTTACAGTTGTTGGCGCTGCGTTGTTTGTCTTTAATGGAACGTCTTTTTTTGACAGATATCCCGTTGTTCCATTGGGTTTTTTGTCCTCCGGCATCTTTTTTATTGGTTTGGGGGAGTGGATTAATCACCCTCTCAAAGTGAGATTTATTGGTCCTGGAGTTTGGACTCGTGGATATAATCGTTCTTCGTGCGCACTCGGTATCATCTTCGACATACTTGGTTGTTTCCTGATTGTTACTGGAGTCGTCAAGTTCTTCTGATGTAAAACCGCAAATGGGGCACGTAACGGGAATTTTGAAAAGCGTTTCTCCGGGTTCCAGAACAAAATTTTCTGCGGTCTGATTTTGCTTCTCATATTTGTGTTCTGCGTCATTGTGAGAGCACATTCTTATTCTGAGTGCCTGTTTAAACTCACTGAAGCTGAGAGCTTCTTCGCCTTCGGCAAGGCCTTCGAAGTATTCTTCGTAAGCCTTTTCCATGATTGTGTCGAAATCCATATCACTCACCTGAGTTTCTTTCCAGCCAGCGACGGGCACCATTTTCGGTTTTAAACGTTTTGCTTTTGGTATACGTCATCGCGGTGAACGTGCCGTCCTGGTTGGGGAACACGCCACATACCAGAGATTCGCTGTTGCCAAGATCGATAGTATCCATGCTGACCTCATTTCCCCTTAACGCCGGGGTAGCGGAACTGTTTGCTGAGAACACCGTGCGGTGTCTTGATGGAAAGTAATTTAGAATAACCTAACATAAGAGGCAAGTATTTTTTGTTAGATTGATCTAACAAAAAGAGTGGGCGCAACTAATCACTTGAAAAGAATGTTATTTTATTGATTTATTTTTACGCGCTTTAAGCATTTCTTCGAAGAGTTTGTTGAAGTTTTCTACTCTTGCGCGCATTTCAGACAGCAAGGCTTCCTGCTCGGAAGATGGAAGAGCATCGAATAATTCGATCAATTCTTTGTGGTTGGGAGTTAGCTCTGTTTCCACATGAAATTCTTGTGCCGGCACTGGTGCCTTGTCTTCGTCACCAAACATTAGCCATGTAGGTGAGCACTTCAGAGCATCCGCTAAAGCAAACAATCGTTTTCCGACTGGCTGGGTTTCGTCTCTTTCCCATTGTGAAATTGTGACGTGAGCAACTCCAGCGAGGCGCGCAGCTTCTCGTTGTGTTAAGCGTAATTCTTTTCGTCGCGCCAGAACTCGCTGGCCTAGGGTTCTTGTATCCATAGTTAGGTAATTCTAATTTTTCTTGACTTAGGTATCCCGCGCACAATAATGTTAGAAAAGTCTAACAAGAGGGGGCTTTGATGCTTAAAGCTGACGCAATTACTTTTTTTGGCAGCAAAACAAAGCTTGCCAATGCCGCAGGAGTGAGACTGGCAAGTGTTGCTGCTTGGGGGATACTGGTTCCTGAAGGTCGCGCGATGCGTCTACAGGAGGCATCTGGCGGGGAGCTTCAGTATGATCCCAAAGTTTATGACGAATATCGTAAGACGAAGCGGGCGGGGCGGTTGAACAATGAAAATCACTCCTGAACAGGCTCGTGAGGCTCTGGATGCCTGGATATGTCGACCAGGAATGACACAGGAGCAGGCGACGATATTAATCACTGAAGCATTCTGGGCTTTGAAAGAGCGCCCGAACATCGATGTTCAGCGTGTCACATATGAAGGTGGCGCGGTTGATCAGCGAGCGCTTAGCGTTAATCGAGTGAAGATATTCGAACGCTGGAAGGCTATCGACACTAGGGATAAGCGTGAAAAGTTCACAGCGCTAGTGCCTGCAATTATGGAGGCTATCCGGATTAGTGATTTCAGGTTGTATCGTGAGATCAGTGATGGAAAAAGTATTACGTACATGATCGCCGGGTTAAATAAAGAATATGGCGATGTGGTGGAATCCGGACTACTTTTTGCAGATCCTGCCGTTGTAGATCGTGAAACTGACGAACTTATAGAAAAAGCAATTGCTTTCAAGCTTGCGTATCGACAGCAATACCAACAAAAAGCTGGATGGAATTATGAGTCTTCTTTTTGCTGAACGCCCACTGGTTATAAACACGCAGCTGGCAATGAAAATCGGCTTAAACGAAGCCATTGCTGGCACTGCGACAACCAACTGCGTGACCAGACATCGGAATCACTGGAGCTGCTTGCTCAACAAAATCTGACAGCATGGGTGATTGACGTCATCCGTCACGCAATAAGCGGTACGCAGGAGCGGGAATTATCTTTGGCTGAATTATCCTGGTGGGCGGTCTGCAATCAGGTGGTGGATGCACTACCTGAGACTGTATCGCGTCGTTCGCTGGGATTACCAGCGGAAAAAAACTGCTCGGTGTACCGCGAAAGCGACATCGTACCGGGAGAGCAGACCGCCACCAGTATATTGAAACAACGCACAAAAAATCTTGCACCGTTGCCTTACGCCCACCAGCAACAAAAACCACCACAGGAAAAGACGGTGGTAAGCATCACCGTTGATCCAGAGTCTCCGGAATCTTTCATGAAGCTGCCTAAACGTCGCCGCTGGGTTAAGGAGAAATACACACGTTGGGTTAAGACACAGCCGTGTGCTTGCTGCGGTATGCCAGCCGACGATCCGCATCATCTGATTGGTCACGGGCAGGGCGGAATGGGAACAAAAGCACATGATCTCTTTGTGTTGCCTTTGTGCAGAAAGCATCACAACGAGCTGCATACGGATACAGTGGCATTTGAAGAGAAGTATGGCTCCCAACTGGAGCTGATATTTCGTTTTATCGATCGCGCGCTGGCAATTGGCGTACTGGCGTAAGTGGAGAACGAGCATGAACCTTGAAGCCTTACCAAAATATTACTCCCCAAAATCTCCAAAATTGAGCGATGACGCTCCAGCGACAGGCACCGGTTGTTTAACAATTACGGATGTAATGGCAGCGCAGGGGATGGTGCAGTCGAAAGCACCACTTGGGTTGGCCTTATTTCTGGCAAAAGTTGGTGTTCAGGACTCTCAGTTTGCGATTGAAGGCCTGCTAAATTACGCGATGGCACTGGATAACCCGACATTGAACAAATTGAGTGAAGAAATCCGGTTACAGATTATTCCTTACCTCGTGAATTTTGCCTTTGCTGATTACTCCAGGTCTGCGGCAAGTAAGGCTCGCTGTGAGCATTGTTCAGGTACGGGATTTTATAATGTATTGCGCGAAGTGGTGAAACACTACAGATGCGGGGAATCTGTAATCAAGGAAGAATGGGTGAAGGAACTATGTCAGCATTGCCATGGTAAGGGCGAAGTCAGCACAGCGTGCAGAGGGTGTAAGGGTAAAGGGATTGTTCTGGATGAAAAAAGAACCCGGTTTCATGGCGTACCGGTATATAAGATTTGTGGGCGTTGTAATGGAAACCGGTTTAGTCGTTTACCGACCACGCTGGCACGACGTCATGTCCAGAAGCTGGTACCAGACCTGACCGATTATCAGTGGTATAAGGGGTATGCGGACGTCATTGGTAAACTGGTAACAAAGTGCTGGCAGGAAGAAGCATACGCGGAAGCGCAATTGAGGAAGGTGACGAGATAAATGATTTTTGCTGAAGATGGCGACATGATGTTTGCATTTTTCAAAAAACATGGATAAGATTTTCTCAACGATGGGCTTTGTGTATCCGACGTTTAGAAAAAAGTAGAAAACCCGCTGATAAGCGGGTTTTTGTGCTTTAAATGGGGCAATAGAGATATTGAATCTCATCCCAGGATAAACATTGGGAGTTGAAGGTCCACGCGAACCATTTATCCGGCAAAATTCCACGCGTAATCCTGTGGTAATTTCTTCTGCATCTCGAAGATTGAGAGCTGAAACGTGAAGCTGGGCATCGATACGCCATCGGATGGGAATATAAGACCTTTGCTGCTTTTGTAGTCAAAGTTTTTGACAATTCCTGTCATTTTAGGGGACAGAAAAACTCCTTAATACTGATAACCTGGTGCACCATACACACGTTCCTGGAGAAAACTACTTTTTTGATAGGGTTGAAGGTGGCTGGATGTCTAAAATAAACATTGCTTCATATGTTCAACTATGAGTTAATGACTGCGTCGGTTTGAAGAACAGACGATATACGAAGTAGTTTACTAAAGCAGTTCTCATTTCAGGTGTTATTCACTTATTCCTTCTTTGAGTCTCTCCAATTAAGTACGAAGTCGTTTCTGTTATGCAAACCATTTATGCCGAAAGGCTCAAGTTAAGGAATGTAGAATGTCAAATAAAATGACTGGTTTAGTAAAATGGTTTAACGCTGATAAAGGTTTCGGCTTTATTTCTCCTGTTGATGGTAGTAAAGATGTGTTTGTGCATTTTTCTGCGATTCAGAATGATAATTATCGAACCTTATTTGAAGGTCAAAAGGTTACCTTCTCTATAGAGAGTGGTGCTAAAGGTCCTGCAGCAGCAAATGTCATCATTACTGATTAAAATTCATCGCTCGTCTGTATACGATAACGAAGAAGGCTGATGCCTGAGTAGAGATACGGACAGAGTAGTGAATATTGGATCTCTTTAATAAAAAGTAAGGAGGTCCAATACATGAAACAATGGCCAGCATATTTGGCAAAATCTTAATCAGGAAAAGTATGCTAACCATTGTGGTGAAGTGCAGGTTTGCTGCATGAATAGTTTCACAGCAGAAGCTAACTGCTGGCATCGCAAAACAAAGTGCGTAAGTGGATGACTCCCACAAAAAGCACCACAATCTCAAACCCGCTCAGGCGGGTTTTTTATTATCTGCTTTAAATATATTATTAAAATATAAAAAATACTTGTTACTAATAAAATCAATCAGGCTACAGCTTTAAGATTTGTCTGGAATACTTTGTTGCAATGAGGGCAGATCAAAAGGGCACCTTTTTGTACTCTTGAAAAACTGTGTTCTGACTCTTGGGTGCAGTTTGGGCAGGAACATTTAACGAGATAATTACGGCGTGATTTTGAGTCTTTACGTTCTGACATAGGCTTTTCCTGTATAAATGGCCGTATACAGTACACTAAATATGAAAACATTTCTCGTATTATTATTTTATATATGACTTTCTTTCAAAATAATTACCCACATTTTTAATGTGTATGTTTTTTTAGCGCCGTTGAGAACAACGTGTGCTGTCAAAACTACCCCGTAGACTCCGATCTTTTCAAACATATTGCACCATCCGTGTACATCGGGGTGAGGATATGAAATCAATGGATAAGTTAACAACAGGTGTTGCCTATGGCACATCGGCGGGTAATGCTGGTTTCTGGGCATTGCAGTTACTCGATAAAGTAACTCCGTCACAGTGGGCTGCAATCGGTGTGCTGGGTAGCCTGGTTTTTGGCCTGCTGACGTATCTGACAAATCTTTATTTCAAGATTAAAGAAGACAGGCGTAAGGCTGCGAGAGGAGAGTAATCCAATGACTCAAGACTATGAACTGATTGTGAAAGGGATCCGCAATTTTGAGAATAAAGTTACGGTAACTTTAGCGTTACGGGACAAAAAACGCTTTGACGGTGAAATTTTTGACCTGGACATCTCGCTGGACCGTGTTGAAGGTGCCGCGCTGGAGTTTTATGAGGCAGCAGCCAGAAGGAGCATCAGACAGGTCTTCCTGGATGTTGCTGCCGGGTTATGTGAAGGGGACGAGCTGTTGCCAGAAACGCGACCCTGTTCAGAGGCTCGGTATACCATAAAAATTAACAGTTCAGATAACTCGATTACGGGTTGTTAGCTTTTTGCAGTTGGCTTTCCAGTATCTTTCATTGGTAGCATCCTGATAAATATCCATGAATACTAAAATCAGATACGGCCTGTCGGCTGCTGTTCTGGCACTGATTGCCGTCGGTGCGCCTGCGCCTGATATTCTCGACCAGTTTTTGGATGAAAAAGAAGGTAACCACACTACGGCATACCGCGATGGTTCCGGTATATGGACCATCTGTCGTGGTGCCACAATGGTGGATGGTAAGCCCATCATACCGGGAATGAAGCTGTCGAAGGAAAAATGCGACCAGGTTAACGCTATTGAACGTGATAAGGCGCTGGCATGGGTGGAGCGCAATATTAAAGTACCACTGACCGAACCACAGAAAGCGGGTATAGCGTCATTTTGTCCCTATAACATTGGCCCCGGTAAGTGTTTCCCGTCGACGTTTTATAAGCGGCTGAATGCTGGTGATCGTAAAGGTGCATGCGAAGCGATTCGCTGGTGGATTAAGGATGGCGGACGCGATTGCCGCATTCGTTCAAATAACTGTTACGGTCAGGTTATTCGTCGTGACCAGGAGAGCGCATTAACCTGCTGGGGGATAGAACAGTGAATCAGATATTCATGGTGATTTTTCTCGTGTTGTCAGGATTTATCGTCGGAAATGTCTGGAGCGACAGAGGATGGCAAAAAAAATGGGCGGAACGTGATGCTGCCGCATTATCACAAGAGGTAAATGCTCAATTTGCTGCTCGAATAATTGAACAGGGGCGAACTATAGCCCGTGATGAGGCTGTTAAAGATGCACAACAGAAATCTGCTGAAATTTCTGCCAGGGCTGCTTATCTGTCTGATAGTGTTAACCAGTTGCGTGCCGAAGCAAAAAAATATGCCATACGCCTTGACGCAGCGAAGCATACCGCAGATCTTGCCGCTGCCGTCAGAGGCAAAACAACCAAAACCGCCGAAGGAATGCTCACCAACATGCTCGGAGATATTGCAGCAGAAGCTCAGCTTTATGCTGAAATTGCTGACGAACGCTACATCGCAGGAGTGACTTGTCAACAGATCTATGAATCTTTAAGAGATAAAAAGCATCAAATGTAGGGTAATATTAAATCGGAACATTTACATCGCTGAATGTAAAATTTAAATAAAAAGGACTCTTCCATGAGTCAAAATTCCTGAAATCTTAAGGGTAAGATAAAAGGTCTTAATCAGAATGACACGTTTTATTAATAAATAAAGCTATTCTTTCATTGCTGTGTTTTTCTTTACAAAAGTAATCCTTGCTATGGGTGGTTAATCATGCGTTAATGGTGTTCTGGTTTGTTACAAATTTATCTGAAGCAGTCATTGTTATAATTTTATTATTTGTACCTCTTGAGATTTCCTTGTTGGTTTTTCTCTCTGATATTTTTTTCCGGACCATTCTGCCCAAGGGCTAATTTCTTCAAAAGGTAATAATTATGTCTAACAAAATGACTGGTTTAGTGAAATGGTTTAACCCTGAAAAAGGTTTTGGTTTCATCACGCCGAAAGATGGCAGCAAAGATGTGTTTGTCCATTTCTCAGCAATTCAGAGCAACGATTTCAAAACATTAACTGAGAATCAGGAAGTTGAATTTGGTATTGAGAACGGACCTAAAGGTCCTGCCGCTGTTCATGTAGTGGCGCTTTGAGGTAGACAATATTACAAACCATATTCACTTTAGATGCCCGTGTTGTCATGGTTCCCAGTATAGAACATCATCTTTTGATGTTTCTGACATGAATCCTTTCGGGGCAAAATGTATCTTTTGTAAATCAATGATGATTACATTTGATAATATTTCACAATACTTAAATGCCAGCCGTCTGTCGTTGGATTTAAAAAAGTGAAAATGAAGGCTCCTTCGGGAGCTTTTTTGCTTGGTGTCTATTCGATGGATACTCACATACTACGGTAACATCATGAAAAAAATCATAGTTTTTTTTAACTCTGAACCAGCAGTGGTAGTGCCAGCGATGACTGGAGTTAACACCATCATGCGTGAATATCCAAATGGCGAAAAAACACACCTTACTGTAATGGCCGCAGGGTTTCCATCTCTGACCGGAGATCATAAAGTTATTTATGTAGCTGCGGATCGGCATGTTACTTCAGAAGAAATTCTGGAAGCAGCAATAAGGCTCTTGAGTTGATTTGATGCTATTGTATTGATAATTCGGGAAATTCTCTTTGTCTGTTTGTGTAAAAATTAGACTGTCGTATGTTGATTATTGCGATGTTTCATCTTATCTTTTACACGTTTGCACCATATAATCGACTTACTGTGTAACTGGAAAGTCATAACAGACTAAAAGAGGAAATGATGAATATTGAAGACTTAAAAACAAAAGCAGAAGCAGATATATCTGAATATATAACAAAAAAAATTATTGAACTTAAGAAAAAGACCGGGAAAGAAGTTACCAGTATTCAGTTCACTGCACGGGAAAAAATGACGGGTCTTGAAAGCTATGATGTCAAGATTAATTTAATCTGATGTATCCAATGATAAAATTTATCCATAAACCTCGTTTTTACGGGGTTTTGTTATATTTGAATGGTTCCGAATATCTAAATCACAATTGTTGATGGTTTTTATTAAACCAATGCAGTCCGGCTCAGGAGTGAGAGAAGCCGGACGTTATGGTTTAGCGTGGTAAGATTTGTGTAGTTTTCTGGATGCTTTCAGTAAATAGTAATGAGTTATCAAAGGTATAGTAATATCTTTGGTGTTCCTGGATATTTGTAACCTATCGGAAAACTCCTGCTTTAGCAAGATTTTCCCTGTATTGTTGAAATGTGATTTCTTTTGATTTCAACTTATTATAGGAGGTCTCTATAAGATGTTTGTTTCTGGAGAATTTAACATTTACAATCTTTTTGAGTCCTTTTACTAACACTATGTTGTCGTTTTCTAACACAATGTGAATATTATCTGTGGCTAAATAGTAAATATAAAGTGAGACATTGTGACGTTTTAGCTCAGAATAAAATAATTCACAGTTTAAATCTTTACGCACTTGATCGAATATTTCTTTAAAAATGGCAGCCTGAGCCATTGGTAAACCTTCCATGTGATACGATGACGCGTAGTTTGCATTATCGTGTTTATTGTTTCAATCTGGTCTGACCTCTTTGTGTTTTGTTGATGATTTATGTCAAATATTAAGCCTGTTTTCAATGAATAGTGTTGGTTGCGTAACAAAGTTGAGCCTTGCTGGCATCCAGGAGGGATATGCAACCGACAGATGTATGTAAGGTCGATGTACTCAAACTTTCATACTTTTCCTCTTTTATGCAGAAAGATTTGAAGTAATATTTTAACCGCTAGATGACGAGCAAACGCATGGAGCGACAAAATGGATAAAGAACAATCTGCTGATGAACTCTCGTTGGATCTGATTCGTGTAAAAAATATGCTTAATAGCACCATTTCTATGAGTTACCCGGATGTTGTAATTGCATGTATAGAACATCAGGTGTCTCTGGAAGCATTCAGGGCAATTGAGGCAGCGTTGGTGAAGCACGATAAGAATTCGAAGGATTATTCCCTGGTGGTTGACTGAGCACCATAACTGCTAATCATTCAAACTATTTCACCTGTGACAGAGTCAATATCGCATTCTGTCACTGTCAGGCTAATACAGAGCTGCAATTCAACTACTGCAATGTCCTCGTAATTAGGTGAATTTACAATATCGTCCTGTTCGGATGCCGGCTGCATTGCTGAAGATGAGGCATTTATGGTTCGCATATTTTCCCCTCATGCACGTCAGTCCTGTGCGTAGGAAGAAACAGGACACTCACACTAATTTGTGTGGGCATGCTGTGATGTCCTTCTGAATTATTCCTATGCCATTATGTAAAGCGCTGTATCAGATGCTCGTCACGGCTGTCAGGCTGTCGGGTCCTCCCGGTGGGGGCCCCTGCCACGGGGCGGGAGCGTCGCGGAAAAAGGCTAGTTTTTGCATTTCCATGGCGGCGGCAGCATGTTTGGTAATTTATTGATAATTAAAAGTTATTTCTCTTTTCACCTGTACAATATTTCTTTCTCCCTGTCATTAGACCAGTTTGCAATTAATTGAAATATATAAATAAACATGATTTTCACCTGCCAGATGGAGTTGCTTATGTCAAATGTGAGCGGGATCGGTGATGCTTATTACTGGAGTGTTTTTAAAATCGCTGAGGCCTTTGGGCTTCACCGGGACACAGTAAAAAAACGGCTCCTCGCGGCCAACACTCCTGTGGCTGCGACTGTCAGGGGGAACCCCGTTTACGCCCTGCAGCATGTCGGGCCAGCCCTGTTTAGTGTGAAGCATGAGGCAGCAGACTCTGTTCATGATCCATCCCGTATGGAGCCGAAAGAGAGAAAGGACTGGTACCAATCTGAAAATGAAAGGATCAAGCTGGAAAAGGAGCAGCGAAAACTCATCCCCGTTGATGAAGTAGTCATCGTCTATTCGTCCATGAGAAAGGCTGTCGTCCAGGTTCTGGAGACAATTCCGGATGTTCTTGAACGCGATTGCGCCCTGACTCCTCAGGCCGTCGGCGTTGTACAGCAGGCCATTGATGACCTGCGATACACTCTTCAGGAAAAATCCTACGAGGCTTGTGCTGCTGAATTAATTCCTGATGAGGAAGGAGAGAGTCTCTAGGAGGAATAATGGGTTTTTCATCAGCCCGAAATTTGGGAAGGGACATATCGGCAGGATTTTCCCCACCACGTCGCATGCCGATTTCGGAGGCTGTTAAAAAATTCATGCGTGTTCCCAAGGGGGCTGGTAACTCGGTGCCATGGGATCCTGAACTGACACCCTACATCATTGAGCCCATGAACTGCCTGGCATCGCGTGAATACGATGCGGTGATTTTTGTTGGTCCTGCGCGAACAGGGAAGACCATTGGTCTGATCGATGGATGGATTGTCTATACCATCGTTTGCGATCCTTCGGACATGCTCGTTGTGCAGATGACCGAAGATAAGGCCCGCGAGCATTCTAAAAAGCGCCTCGACAGAACGTTCAGAAGCAGTGCGGCGGTACTGGTGCTTTATGGCAGCGCACATCGACAGGGTTTACAAATTTTGCCTGGGTTAATACATCTGGTGATACTTACGATATTTACGTTGCAATCGGAAATTATGCGACTGGTGTAAATATTCAATGGGATTATACCAGTAATGCCAGCGTGACTATTCATACGTCACCAGCATATTCTGCTAATAAGCCGGAAGGGTTAACGGACGGTACAGTTTATTCACTCTATACGCCATCAGAGCAGTTTTATCCGCCTGGCGCACCAATCCCGTGGCCATCAGATACCGTTCCGTCTGGTTATGCCCTGATGCAGGGGCAGGCTTTTGACAAATCTGCATACCCGAAACTTGCAGCGGCTTATCCGTCAGGCGTGATCCCTGATATGCGTGGCTGGACGATTAAGGGCAAACCTGCCAGTGGTCGGGCCGTATTGTCTCAGGAACAGGACGGCATTAAATCGCATACCCACAGCGCCAGCGCATCCAGTACGGATTTGGGGACGAAAACCACATCGTCGTTTGATTACGG